ATTAGTTTTTTGTGCCATTTTTTAAAATTCTAGAATAATTTTAATATCTTCTTTTTGTCTAGAGTTTCTCTGTACTAAAGGTCTATTATCAATATAGATAATATCTCCAGATGTTTTATTTATTTCTGGATTAGCCATGCCTCCAGTAAAGACAACATCTAAATTAATTACTTTATTTTGAACTGTTACTGTAGAACTATTAAAGGAAGAATTTATAGAACATGTGAATCCACTAGTTTTTCCTACAATAGGACCACCAGAAGAACTAAAAACATTAGTAGATTTTCCCAATGAAGAAATTCCAACATAATCAGTTTGATCATAAGTGGAAGAATTATAATATAAAGACCTATCTTTAAAATATTTCAAAACCTGAGTATCTTTATCATATGATGATACGTATCCAAAAGCTTTTTGTCCATTGGATAAGGTTTGTTCTATTTTTTCTCCAATAGTAGGAAGAATTGAACCACTTATGTTAACTTTTAATGAACTTAAAGCAGAAAATCTATCTGAAGTGAAATATTCTTCAGAAGAATATTTTTTTGGATTTTTTAATATTCCTATTTCCGCAAATTTAGTATCAATTGGAAAATCTTTTGATGAATCGTCAAATCTAGTGTATATTAAAACTTTATCTGCTCCTAACTCCCTATAAATGTCATATCCATGACCTTTCGATGGTGGTATAATGGGTATAAGTTTTGCTGGAAATGGAATAGTATCACTGGTTTGTAGAGGTCCAAGATCAACTATACCATAAGTATAACCACTTCCACCAGAAGTTACTGTGGTTTTTACTATTTGACCATCTTCATTTGCCTCAACAAAAACTCTTGCTCCACTACCATCTCCTAAAATATTTACTTCACCACTAGAATAACTACCTCCAGGACTATCAATATAAACAAATTTAATTTGATTATTGTTAATGTCCGAATTTCCGTTTTCTCTGACTGACTTTATTTGAGATAAAGAAGAAGAATCCCAATTATTTGGTAATGGTATATATTCAGTAGAATCAAATTTAATTATGTCTGTTGGGGAAACAGTAAACAGATATTTCCAAATATATTCATCTCCACTAGTTCCAGCTTTTGAAGGTTCCAAATCTGTGAAAAGAGGTTCATCTTGAGATTGATTTCCTAATGTATTAATTCCACTGGAACCGTTAGATATGCATACATAAACTTGATATTGACTATTAATTACATAATAGTTCGAATCATATAATCTTGATCTATTTGTAATTGCAGATGGGTTTGTGACACTATAATCGTGCCTATACATGTCATATTTTATACCCTGTGACCATTCAATTTTTCTTACACATCTTTTAATACTTTGGGAAGTAATTTTTTTCCCAAATATCATTGTATCGCCATAATGTGGAATATAATCATAATTATCAGTTGGATTTGGTAAAGTTGCAAGATTAGCGTCTACTATATCAGGTCTATCCCAATTTACATTTCTACCAAATCCTGGAGAAGAAGGATTTGTTAAACCAACAAATACGTAGTAATTATCAGTTCCAGTATCTATAGAATTGACAAAATTATTAGTATTTAAAATTCTAAATTGATCTGTAACAAAAGCCGGCATGTTAAGATGTTTTTTTATTATTTATATTATGTTGATAGATCTTTTTTAATAGCACCATTATTCCGCAATCCATATCCTCTTCTTTGAACTATCGGATAAGTAGATAGACCAGAAACAGTATAATTACTTATTCCAATTGAAATTGGGTTAGATCTTGAAAATCCACTTATTTTGCCCCATGAAAACTTACCTACTGGTTTAGATATTGTACCAGTTGTACCAATTCCGATAATGTTTGTTTGATTTGAAATATTGCATGTTATTATTCCGGTCAATGTATCAATATAATGGACATGGTATATGTTATCTAAAAATACTGTAGATATACCTACAGTTTTATTTTCGGAATTATCTATTGTTGTTAATCCTGTTCCAACTTTGGTGTCAAAGATATAAATTGGATAACCAACTAATAAATCAGAATAATTTTCATTTGAAGTAAATAATTTAAATGTCAATGCCATATTTGTTCCAACACCACTTGTTGTTCCTATGCCAACAATTACACCATCAAATCCAGAAACAACATTTGCATCAGAAACTTCTTCATATTCAATTCTTGGATGCTCAACAATAACTTGAGGTGGATATTTATTTGTATAACCAAATCCAGAATTTACTATAGATGCTGCAGTTATAGATCCATTAGAAATGACTAATTGTGCTGTTGCTGTAGATCCTATACCAGAAGTTATGCCATAGTATGGATTAGATACTTTAATACTTGCATTAGAATTAGTATATCCAAATCCAGGATCTACTATAGAAAGTGACTGTATTGTTCCAGAAGAAGATACAATTGCAGTTACTATACCAACTTCTATAGATTCTTTAGATGGTATTATTAACAAATTAATTTTTTTAGTTGGAAGTTCTTCTTCATAATTAAAGAATTGGGCATTATCCACAAAAATTTCGTTATCATAATTAGAAAAACTCTTTATTACTCTTGCAGTAGGATAAACTTGTGGTTCTAAAGAATCTCTAGATTTTGAATGAATAGTATCAAAAACTATTATATCTTCTTTTTGCTTGGTCCAGTATAATGGTTTTAAATTTTCTTCATCAATACCTTGTTCTGAATATAGGTTTGTCTCCATTAAATCTGATGATAAAAAGTCAAAAACAGTTCTTGAATTTTGTGTTATTGTATTTTGTAAATTTGAATTATTACTGTAAATTTCCACAGTATCACCAACTTGAAGCAATGGATTAACGTTTACTTGATTAGAATCTTCATCTCTAGTTCCAACGTAAAAATAAATATCAACATCATCATTTTCTTTTGGAGGTGTTAAAAATCTTACAAGAGAACCTCCATTAAATTCATAAGAAATTTTAGGTTCTTGAAGAACTCCATTTATAAAGATTACCAACAATGAATCAAAGTCTATAGATTGAGAGTCTGGATCATCTACGTTATTTTGGAAGCTTAATAATTCTCCATCATAATAAAGTGGATATGATAATCTAGATCCATTTTGGAATTTTTTAATTGAATCCATTAAATTCATTTCACCAAACTGCCAAGATGAAAAATTATCATTGTAAGTTTCTAAGACTACGAGTTTAAACTCATTAATTGGACTTGATAATCCTTTTGCAGTAACTAATCCTATAGGTTTAAATATATCACCTCTTCTAAAATTGTATCCAGGTCTTGTAATTTTGAATGAAGAAACTTCAAATAAAGTAGTTCCTATACCAACATTATTTGGACTTGGACCAACCTCCACGTTCATCAATAATCCAATTCCAGTTTGAGTTGTTAAACCAATACCAAGTCTAGATTCTCCAATAACAGGAAGATTTTGATAACTGGGTGGTGAAATTGAAATAGTTGGATTTACGTATCCACTTCCACCACCAATTATGTTAAAAGATAATGTTCCCCCAGCACCAACAACTGCACTTATCGTTGCTGCAGAACCTGTATGACCTACTTCAGTTATTGCCACTGAAACTGGATTTCTATATCCTGATCCTGGATTTAAGTCTTCATACCAAGTGTAAATTGTTCCATATCCAATGTATGAATGTGGTAATGTACTCTTTCCAACCTGAACTGAGAAAGAAGTCGTTCCTATTCCAATAATATTTAATGAATTACTATGACTTGGGAAGTATGAAACTATTCCAGAACTTGAGGGACAAGTAAAAGCTAATCCAACAAGTTTAACTTGGTTTACTCCAGTTAAGTTTTCGGTATATGATGTGAATACATCCAAAACTCCAGTTAAATTATTATAGGAGACCGTGCTAAATGGTACTGAGTTGCCAGTAGAAGCGGCACTAACGATGTTTATGATTGATCCACTACCATTTACTACTCCCTTAACTTTCGCACCGACCAGAGGAGCATAACCGAGTCCAGCAGTTGAACCTAAAGAAACAATAATACCTCCTCTAGGAAGTTGGTTTTGATTTATGTCTGAACTTGATATCGTAAGTTGATCAAGATTGTCTCTTATTCCTGTAAATACTATACTACTAATACCAATAGATTTATTCTCAATAATCTCAAAGTTATAGTTAGTTATATTTTGAGTGAGAGGAGTTTGATAAATTCCATTAATAAAAAGTATTCCATTTCCTGATGTAGTTCCTAATCCTACTGTGCTTATTCCTTGATTTTTTAAAGTGAATGTTTGAGCGATTCCCGTAAACTGTGAAGATATGTCATCAAAAATAACATTACTTGAGTAATTTTTTCTTAAAAATACTCTACCACTAAATGATGCTCTTGATCTTGGTAAATTTCTTTCATCATTATCTACTAAATCAAATATATTTCCTCTTGGTGGATGTGTGAAATATATTTGATTTTCAAATATATTATAAGATCCTCTATAAACTTCTACCCTAGAATTATCTAGATGTGATGTTGCAGAGGTTCCAACAAACCCTCTTTCAACTTCAACAATATTTTTATCTCCAGTAAAGAATAATATTGGGCCTTTATTACTAGTTCCTATTCCAACGTTCAGAACTTTCATAAATTCATTATCAATTTTTAATAAATCTGTCGGTTTTATTGAACTAATTCCACTTAAAGTAAAGAATGTATTAGCATATCCAACTAATCCATCATTACCAGAAAGTGAATGTGCTATTCCACTATAAGATATTGGATATTGAGCTAAATTATTAATTGTAATTAATGATTTTACATTCTTTTTATACATTTCTAGTGTGTGAGAATTTCCTTCACCAAGATTAGTAAAAGTAATACCAACACCTGAATTAGCATTAGTTTGTGTTAGTGCTAATTTAAATTGATTATTATTTAATTTTATCGCATAAACACTAGAAGGTAATTTATTTGTAGAAATACCAACATCGGTTATTGAATTATTTGGTATTCCCATAGCACTTTGACCAAGACCAATAAAAGTTGATTTTGGTTTATAAATTAAATTTTCACCTGTACTGAAAAAGTGATTATTAATTGTAAAAATGCCAGTACTAGGATCTAATACATTTTGATCGTATGGATCAAAAGATTTAGCAAAAATTGAAATATCTTTATACTTTAGATCAAAATTTAATCTATTTCTTTCTTTAGAATTTAATCCAAAATATTTTGCAATATTTAAATTTTCATATAATGGACTTATTGATAAAGGTAGAGGAGTATTAACTTCATCTAAGAATGAGTAGAATACCTCATTGTAATATTTTATTGAAATATTAGAACCAGTATATTCTGCAAATGGAGTAAATAAAACACTTAAATTACTTTGAGTTAGTGACGAATTAAAAGTTCCTATTCCAGAATTATTTCCAATTGAAAGTAATGGATATTCAACGATTAAAGAATTAACTCCATCATGAATCGTCATTAATTGGTGTAAAGAAATAGTACTACCTATACTAACTTTAACTATTGATTTTACACTAGAGAATAGTAGTGGATCATAAGAGAAAATAGATGATGAAGAAGAAACAGTTTTTGTACCCGAATCTAATATTACCGTTCTTTCACTGGTATCATTTTGTCTAGTTGATTTGAATCTATAAGTTCCTATACCTGAAGTCGATTCATTAAAACATATAGTTTTTGATCTAACTACAACATCGTTATTTAAATTATTAAAATAATTTATTTTGATTAAATTATTTGAAGTTGATACTCCAACAGTTCCTATAAATCCATAACTAAAATTATCATTCCTTACACCATCGAAGTAATAATCACTGTAGTAAATATTTTTCCCATCATAGATTCCGTAAACCTCAACATAATTCATTTCAAGAGTAGACTTATTTAATATATGAATTTGAGATATGAAAGATCTGTATGATGAAGAATTTATTGATAATATATCTTTATTTTGATTTGAACTAACTGTTTCTACATTATTGAAAGATGAGGATGATCCAATATCTAAAGTAGAATCTGACTTTAATGAAGTTGAAAATTTGCTACTAAAAATTTTTATTTCATAATCTATGTCATATGGATTTTCCGGTGTGAATATGAAATAATAATTTTTAACTTCATCGACTATCGGTGTTACGTCCGCAATTTTTTGTCCAAATACATTTAAATCTGGTCCCACACCATATACATTTGATACAGTATTCTTTTCAATAAAATATGCATCATCATTATCTTTTAAAGATATTATTTCAGTAAATTGTATTTGATTTATATTATCTTCTAATAAATTTTTATTAGAAGATTTTATTTGAATCAAAAATCTTCCATAAGTTTGATCTTTCGGTAACGCTAAAATAATTTTATCTAATCTTTGATCATTATCATCTGTACTAGAAAATTCTTTACTTATATCATCTACTTGAAGAACTCTATTTGTTCTGGATTCGAAATAATCAGTTAACTTTAAATTTTTAAATTTTACAATTCTTGAAGTATTTGAATTTACATCATAATCTGTAACAAAATCCAAATTCTTAATAGTATCAACTCTAGATTTTGATATAAATGATTGAATTGAATCAAAACTAGAACTTGAAACTATCCCAGTAGAAACTATACCTGATGTTGACGAAGAAATTTGCACATCTACAAAATTCTTCGTACCTATAGGGTGAACCATAGAATTTACAATCGGGGATATTTCATCCCAAGTCTTCTCACTTTTTATCGTATATGAAAGATTTTGGTAATAATCATTATCCGGTATGAATTGTAAATCATTACTAAGTTTTCCAGTTTCATCCTCCCAATCCATAGATACAATATTTTCAGACCCTATGGTAAAAAATCCATCAGAGTATTTTAAATCTGAAATAGTTGCCAAATACCCACTAATAGATCCTTTTATAATATTGTTTTCTTTTAATTCATAATTTCCAAATAATTTTAAATAGTTTTTATTAGATTTTTCTACAATTAAATCAGTCTCTAGTACATTGTTATTAGTTACAATTGAAATATTTTCCCCAATTAAGAAAGTACTGTAATCTTGTTCTACTTTAAATACTGGATAATTAGATTTTTTAACTATTGTTGCATTTGTATTAATTTGGAAAGTTAAAGCAACTCCAGGATTTCCATATAACTCTGGTATTTGAATTTCAATTTTTCCTGGATTTGATGCTGAAGTATATTTAATTACTTTAAAAAATTCATAACCATGGTTTTCAGAATTAAATCCTCTACCTGTATTTGAAACATTTTCAATATTTTCTAAGAATACTTCATCCCCTACAACAAATGGATCTGTAGTAAACCCTAAAATCGGTGTTTTTAATAGGCAAGTAATTATTCCAGCTTGCGATGAATCAATTCTATCAATTAAAATACCATTTGAATTATTGACAGATTTTATTGTTACTGGAACTGATGGGAGACCATTTACTGGAGATTCAATAGAAACTGTTTGAATATTTGAATTTCCTAATCCACCACTAGACATATTGGCTTTTAGGAAACCTCTGTCTATTTTTTCACGACTTTCTGAATCAATTACAATTAAATTTGGTGCAGAAGGGTAGTTTTTACCACCATCAATAACATTAACTTTTAATATAGTATTAGATTCATTAATTCTGGCAATCTTTGATGCATTAATTGCTGGTGAAAGAGTAATGTCACTAGGATACTCAAAACCAGTATTTTTTATTTCTATTTCTTTTATTTTACCAACTTGGTTAGATTCTGGAATTGCATATAATCCTGATCCATTTTTTGAATTTGATCCCATATAATTTGGAAGATCTTTATATTCATTTCCAGAATTAATAATTTTAATTTCATTTACTGGTCCAGAAGCACTCAATGATGTTGTTGAATAATTCAAATCATAGCATTCTGAATAATTATATGAAGAATCCTCCGGAATTTTTTTCAAATTAATATCAAATGTAGTATCTGTAACATTAAAAATATTGTAGGATCCTGAATAAATGCTATCATTAAATACTATTTCAGAACTATTTAATATTTCATCCTTTAAGTCTACTAAGTTATTGTTTTTTTCAAGAGTATAATAAAGAACATCTGGATAATCATTAGAATATTGTAAAGTTAAAGATGCATTAGTACTTACACCTACAGTTCCAACTCCTATAATTGAAAACTTGTCTGTCGAAGCAACTGAAACTATTTCTTTTGTAAGTTTTTTGTCTGCATAGATTCTAAAATTATATCCAGATAAAGAAGAATCCGATAAATTAAAAACTAAATTATTGTTTTTAGTTACGTTAATTCTGGATTGTATTAAATTTAACTCTTGAGTACCTATACCAACAGATGTAAATTTAACAAATTTTGGTGGATTTGATATAGAATCTATATAAGTTTCACAAAGACTTATATTATTTAAATCAACTTTATAGGTATAGTAAGATCCGGTGCTTAATCCACCAATTATTGAAGTTGAAATATAATATACCTTATCTCCAGTGTTTAAATTATGATTAATTAAATTTAATCTATTGTTTTGCAAACTAACTGAACTTGGATTAAATTTAATTAAATTTGTCGATATTGATTTTATATTATCAATATATTTTAAATTAACAAAAGTTGTACCAATACCAACATTTTTTGATGGGATAACATTGAGTGTGACACCATCTTCTAATGATAAATTATGATACGTAGATATTGAAACAGTACTTGTAATGTTAGTAACATTGCAATTAATTTCATTAAAAGATGTTTCAAATGAATATTCTTCAGAATCAGTACCTACATTAATTTGAGAGGAAAAATATAATCCATTTGTTGATAAAGAAGCTTCTCTAGAAGTTGCTATTCCAATATAATCTTTAGATTTGTTTATTGCATATAAAATAGTTTCAGTTTCTGCGCCACCCAATAAGAAAAATGGCGATTCTCCAGGATTTTTTACAACTTGAATACCACTAAGACCTGATGGTCTCTTAAAAATTATTTTTTGACCAGTATTAAATGTGTGACTAGGTAAGTATATACTTTGAGTTGGAATAGAAGCATCAAATAAACTTTTTCCAATGTAAAAAGATTTATTTGTATATGACCCTGAAAAAGTACCAACACCAATACTTTTTGTTGGATTAAAATATTTAACTATATTTTCAGCGTCAGTTTGATCTAAGACATTTCCTTTAAATGTTAATACATCTGGTAAGAATTCTACTAAAGAATTTGAAGTACTTAATCCAGCTGATGAAGTTCTTTTTACTCTTAAAACATTCAAATCATTGAAATAATTCAATACTTTGAAATATTGATTATAAGATGATCCATAAATTTTAATAGAACTTCCAATAGAAACTCTGTTCGGAAAATCTTGCAAATATATATCCGTAACTATTCCAGTGTTGCCATATGGAATATTTTCTAATAATTTGGTACTAAATTCATTTACTAAAGATCTGTATGTTCCATTTAAATTTGCAAATGATGAAGTTAACCCAGATATATTGATATAAGAGTTATTTTTAATTTCATAATTTGGATAAAATCTTACATAAAACTCATTTTTAGAAGATGTGTAGAATTTTGAATTTTCATATATTTTAATATTTGATTGAATAGTATTGATTTTTTTACCTTTTATTGATCCAACTTTACAATCTAAACCGTATCCAAAAGTATTTTCATTATCAAAATACAATAAATCGCCAACTTTATAATTGTCTCCGCCATCTATTACTGTAACTTTTTCTATTTTTCCAGATGATATACTTTTAACTTCTGAAATTTGGTTTAAATAATTTGGAATAAAGTCATTAGATGCATTAAGTTCTCCAGATTTATATGGAAAAGTGTTTCTAATTAAATTAGACTCTGAAAAATTAAAGTCTTGATTGAAAGATGCGTCAGTATTTGTTTTTATTAGTTTACACCTATAATTTTTTCCTATAAAGTATGGGAATGATCCAACATACTTATTTTCTGGATTTAAAACGGCAGTAGCAAAGTAAACATATGCCCCATTTGGATATTCTGGGGTTTTACAAAAACGACCATTATATTCATCTAAATCTCCTGAATTAGTAAATTCATAATCGTCAACAAAATAACCAAGAGGGAATTTTGTAGTATCAACTCTATTTTCTACGTTTGTTGAAATAGAATAACCAGACTTAATTAATTTAATTTGAGATTTTGTATCACTTGGATCTGAGTATCCAAAAGGTCCATAGATTGGCAATCCATCATACGCCCATCCTATGATTGGTGAATGTGTATTTGAATTTTCATTAAATAAATTTTTCAATAAATCTGAATAACCAGATACGGTATACTGTAAATTATTGGATTTAGTTTTTCTAAAAATTTCATACGATGGATCTCTATAATTTTGATATTGTATACCATATTTGTAACAATTGTTCAGTGTAAGAGATCTTATTTGTGGTAAAAATACAGCATTTTTACCAGATGATACTACTTTAATTGCAGTATCATCTGGATCATATCCATATCCACCATCAATAATAACCACAGAGGATAGTTTTTGATTCTCTATTTTAGCTCTTAAAATTGCACCTACTCCACTTTTACTTTCTACAATTATATCTGGAGTTGAATAATAATCAGATCCATAATATGAAATGAAAACATTTACTATTTTTCCATTAGAAATTACGGGATTTAATTGAGCAAAATTTCCTTGTAAAATTTTTACATCTGGAGTTTTTTCTAAATTTATTATATCGGAACCATAATTTGATCCTTTTTCATATAGATAAGTTTGAATTATTGATCCTCTAACTACTGGAGTAGCATTAATTGTTTTAATTGTTTGTCCATCAGATAAAATATAAGAAACATCTACTGTTATTTTTGGATAATTAAAATACTGATATCCTGTACCAGTAGATGAAAACTTTACATAATTTCCTCTCAAGTAATTTGTATTATCTGTACCAGCAATTCCTGCATTACATACTCTAAAAGAATCATCATTGACTTTTAAAACATAATATTGATTTGATGTGGATAATCCACTTATTGTAGAAGTTTGATAATCATAAATTACTAATTCACCTGTAGAAAATCCGTGATTTGGGAAATTGATGGTATTATTGAAGGTTGATATTCCAGATGGATTAACAATTAATTTTCTATTTGTAAATCCTTCACCACCATTGATAATTTTTATTGAATCTAAAACTTTTTTAGATTCAGTTTTAAATTTATGAATTCCATAATTTCCTACTGTCGTAAAACCAACAGTGTTTATTCCTGCAGAATAGTCATTATAAGATTGATATATTTTTATAGTCTTATCGTTAATTACTTCTGCATAAAATACAGAATTATTACCCAAATATCTATTAGTATCATTATTTGATCCTTGGAAAGTACCAATACCTATTTTGGGATTATTAATATTATTAACATCATAGATTATTTTTTGACCATTTACAAAATTATGTGGTGTTAAGAATGTAATGGTTTCGGAGGTTATACTCAATCCTCCATTTTCTTCCAGTATTCTGGCATCAAAAAATACTTCTCTATTTTTTAATTTAGTTACTGGGGATAATACTGCATTTTTTCCATTTCCACCAGAAATTTTTAAATTTATTGGTTTTTCTATATTAAATTCTTGAGGATCTACATATATTTTTTGTATTGATCCTTGAACAACTGGTTGTATTTTGGCAGTTCCATAAGAAAATTCTAAACCTGGTGGATTAATAACATCATAATTTTCACCAGAATTTATTACTGATACTGATTCTAAAGGACCATAATTTATTTTGTCTGTTGATTTGTAGCTATGAATTTCAACACCATTAGACAATATTCCTATAGTTTCAGTTCCTACTGGATCTTTTTCTGAATAGAATTGATCTGGATTTAATTCTATTTTCTTTAATATTTTTTGTGGGTGTATATTGTTATCTTTTGTTTTATGTGATAACAAAGTAAATGTGTGTGTTCCACTAGGAATTGATCCAAGATAAATGAATTTATCAATGGAAATAAAAGATTTTGTCAAATATAAATTAATCTCAGTTTTATCAGAAGAAACTGTTATATAATATTCACCTTCACTTAAACCAGATATTGGAGAGTTACTATAAGAATAATATACTCTATCACCACTTAAAAATGATACTATTTCATTAAATTTTACAGATTTATATTTTTCCTCTGTAGTATCATAATTTACTAGTGATAAAGCATTATATGAAAATATATTTTTAGTTATTTGGTATGAAGGTAAAGAATTTGATGCAATATAAAAGTTTTCTAAATCTTCAAAATAGCAATTAGTTACATCACTTGTAATGTTACTATATTTTAAAGGAACTATTGAACTAGAAGAAGTTCTAACTTTTCTTCTAATGTCATATTCTTTGAGAGAATTTAATGTGTTTAAATTTGAATCAAATTCAATTTGACCCGTAGATTCATCTATCGACGTAACTAAAACATTACTTAAAGAATCTTCTACTATTTCAGTATTTCTTTCTAAAAATTCAACATAATCACCTACTTTTAAAGATGATTTATCTATTTTATTAAGTGCAAATGCTAAGTTAGAATTTACAAAAAATGCACTTAATTCATATCTTGAAGACGTATTATAAATTAAACTATTTGCAAAAATTTCATACTTAGATTTATTTGATTGTGGATTTTGAATTGATTTTCCTAATGACTTAGTATAAATTTTATCACCTTCAGAAAATACATAATTTAAATCATTTTCTATTTTAATGTCATTTACTATTCCCAAAAGTCTAAGAGATATTTTTTTATCTTTATCTCCACTTTCATATCCATAATAAGTGTCATTTGAATGAACAGTAGATTTTTTTTCTATATCTGCATTGATATAAGTGCTATTTTTCGTATAGCATCCAAAAAATTGGTTAACACTTTTATCTGTATAAAAAATTTCTAATCCATTGCAATATATTGATCCGGAGTTTTCAAATCCTACAGTAGAATCAACAGTTAGAACATTACTATGATCTGTAGATAATATTCTTTCTACAACTTTTGATGATGGAGTAATTTTAAATTCTCCGCTATTTTCCACATTTGCATTATCATATCCCAAAAATATATAAAATTTGTAAAAAATATTATTATTTCTAGTAAATATTTCAACTTCAGATACAGATCCAAATACTGACGAATTTGTTTCTTTTGTAATTTGGAGACCAGATAATAATAAAGGATCTCTATCTGGAGTTAAATTTTCAAATAATAATTCTTTTCTTCTCTTATATACTGATGCGGATGTTTTAAACAAAAAGTACTCAAGATCTACTACAGATGGTTCAATACCATATAAAGCATTAAATAAAATTCTGTAAGATTCTTTACTTCCTTTTGCCTGATAGAATGATTTTGAATTTTTAATAAAATTATTTACATTTAAAGTCTCAATTAGATCAATTTTCTCTAATCCTGGTAAAAATGTTCTCTTTAATTTTTCATAAAATTTTTGTAAGAATAAAACACTTAAATTGATAATACTTGAATTAGATACATGTGATGATGCTTGTGATGAACTAAAAACTAAATTGTTTTCATAAGATTCTATACCACTAAAACCTCTAATGCATCCAATAAATCTGTCTTCTAATCTTTCAGTATAAGTTATTATTTCATCACCAATCTTAATCAATCCATATGAATTTGGAAATCCATTTGTACTAGTTACATATATTGTATCATCATATTCCGATATTCCCTGAGTTAAAAATGGAGAATATGAAATTACACTTGGAGTTAAATTGTCTAGTTTAATGTAATCAGATATATTTTCTGCAATATCTACCGTTCCACCTTGATATTCCTGCGAAATATAGTACTGTTTTAAAAATTCAGAAAATTTTGGATTTTCATCTAAAATAAATTCAGGAATTTGATTATTAATAATTTCTTGAATTTTTACTTTTGATTCAAAATTTGAATGTACCATATTATTTTCTTATTAAACTTCCATTAGAATAACTTGATTGATAATAATCTCTAGTGAATAAAATACCAGAAGTATTTTCTCCAGAAGATATTACATCTTTAATCATATTTATTTTACTTTTTGAAATATCTAAACTTAAATAAAGTTCTTTAAGTGCCACCACATCATTAGACTCTGGAAAGGCTTGTATTTCAATTACACTATTTGGCAATTCGGTTTGAACAATGTTAATTGCATTTAATCTAATTTCACCAGTAGAATAATTTACTGTACCTGCAGAACTAATAATAGTAGATGGTAAAGAATCTGGGTTTGCTGATAGTTTTATAACTGCTATATTTCCAGTAACCTTATCTTGATTAGGAATATCTGTAAAATAAACAAATTCACTTTCCGATGGTATTTTAAACCCTGTAGACTTTATATTACCACCCAATGAATTTACATGAAATTTATTACCATAACATAACTCATATTCAGTAAATTGATTTAATAATACATTTAAGTTTCTTCTTATTATAACTTTAGTTATATTTGATGTTATTGAAACATCAGAATTATCAATAATTTGAAGTGATTTACTATATTTAAATCTACCACCAAATTTGTTTATATCCAAAGAATTTCCATAAGTAATCAGTGAATTTTCTATTTTAGTTTTTAAAGTTTCAGGTCCAGAAGATTTTAATGAATTGTAATAAACATAAGAATCTAATTCTATGTAAAGAACTTTAATATCTATTATTTTTTGATTAATTCCAGTTATAGCATATTTTTTTAATTTGGATAATACATTTTGCTTATCAAAATCCGAAATATACAAACCATCTTTTGGTTTAATTGATATAGTAACTGATCCATATTCTGGTGGTTCTAAATCTTCTCCACCTATTACATTTACTATTTCTGCATTTGGGTATATTATAGTCTTTATAATTGACTCATAATCTTCAGAAGTAACTGCCCTATATTGGGATGAATATAATCTTGGTGCAAAATATTTAATAGAATCTATTGATTCAATATTTGAACCATTTTTTGAAGATTGATTAGTATTAACCGATACATTTGTTGGTGAAATTAAAGCACCATTTGAATTTTTTAATGTTCCCGCAAAAGAAAAATCAGATGCGCCATTTCCATCTTTACCATCAGTAACAATATAATGTATTGTAATTACTGAATTATTTTCAAGTTTTTTGCCAAAAATACCATCTCCAAATAAAAGTTCATATTTTTCATCTTTTACTTCCTGAATTAAAAATATTTCAGATTCTCCATTTATACTAATGATATTATCTACTAAAGAATATTTTTTTCCTAATCCAATATCATTTGGTCCTTTTACATAAACTCTAATTGTATTTGTATCTACATATGGATTTGGAATTATAAATCTTTGATCTAAAGAGTTATTAACGGTAAAAGATATCTTTAATAATCTTCCTTGATATATCGTAATATTATCAAATGATGCAACACCATTTACTACATTTCTAGTAATTTCTTCAGGTATTGAAAAAATGTATGAACTATTATCTATTGAACCTATACAAACTAATTCTGGTTGCAATGAAAGTGTAGGAGTTTCATTATTAGTTTCTACATTTAAAGAAACAACAGATGTCGAACATTTTCTAGATTTTGGTACATATCCAATATTTCTTGCCAAAGATACCACATTCTCACGAATTGTAGCAGAATCTAAAAATACTTCATTAACAGCTAAGTTAGAGTTAAATGCATTAATATAAGTGTTATATGCTAAAATATCAATTAAAACAGATAAATTAGATCCTTCAAAATCAAAATCAGTAAAATTAGAATTTGATCTAATATAATCTTTAATTGAAGTTTTTATTTGGTCGAAATCTAAATTAGCGTAATTGGTGAAAGGCATTTTATCTCGTTGCCTCTAAGATGAAAGTAAATTCTTGTGTTGGAAAATCTTGCCCAATGATGTCAAAAATGACAGTAACTTCTAAAGCATTATCATCTATTTCTGGATTTACTATTACTTTCACATTTTCTACTCTTGGTTCGTAAAGATCAATACAAGTTTTAATTTGATCTTCTATAATTGAAACTGTTGCAAAATCAACAATTCCAAATAAACTTGATCTTACATCTGAACCAAAATCTGGATTAAAAAATCTTTCGGTTGGTATTGTTTCTACAATATTTCGAACAGATCTTATAATAGCTCTTTCATTCTTTAGAATAGATAAATCCTTAGTTACTGGATGCGGTTCAAAAGATAAACTAATATCTTTAAATGATCTGGATATCCTTGTAATTGGATTAATCGCCATTTGGACAAGATTTTTTTCTTCAGTTATTTATGATTATTTCCAAGAAACTCCATAATTGGGTTCGGTTCCATACTCCCAATCATCATAATCATCTTGGTTTCTAATTTTTTGATGTAGTTTTGACTGTTCTTTCAGATAATGATGATTTTTTGCAATATCATCATGCATAATTTCCTGAAGTGTTACATTTTCAGATTTTAAACTAGTATAATCAGTTACTAATGATTTAGTACCCCACATTTGATACATGTAAGATTGATTTCTATCTACCGGTAAATTGGACATTTTAGCTCCTGTTTTGAGTGCAAAACAGAACTTTTTTTGAAAGGAGGTTGCTATCTCCCTATTCCTATTTAACGATATAATTCTCTAATACTATAATTATCTGAATTTAAATATTTTAAAATTTCAATTGCGATTAAGCGTGGATTTCCTTCACCACAAGTATATACATCGACGGCAATACATCCATTTTCAGGCCATGTATGGCAAGACACATGACTTTCAGCAAGAGTGATTACTATTGTACATCCTTGAGGAATAAAGCAGTGTTGATATACATTTAAAATTGTCATTTTTGCGCGATGAATTCCATTTTCCATCACTGCTTGAAGGGCAACACTATCGTTTAGGAGATTAAAGTTTACATCATACACCTCTAATAGAAGGTGTTTGCCCATTGAAAATTTATCCAATTTAAAATATTTTAAAAAAATATTTATCTGACGTAAAAACCCTTTCTACAATAATCAATATCTTCAATAAAAGTCATATTATCTATTTTTTCATTGTCCCAGACAGGTATTGCTACTGAATTATTGTATCTAAAATCTGGATTTTGGCGGAAATGAACTTCTATAAGTTTATTACCAATAAATTCACAATTAATGTATTCATAATTACCCTTTAAATTTTTTAAAATTTCAGGAAATTCTACTTTTTTTTCAATTTTTTCCCATTTTTTCCACTTATAATAAGGATCATCACTATCTCTAGTCCCTAAAACAACTAATTCTGACTCTTCATGATGAAAATCGACACTTAAATGTTCTCCTGTAAAAACTTCACACCAAAATTCTGCAGGATGTATATGATCTGTATGATTTTCTATCCATTCTTTACGAGCTAATCGACCCATACCCAATAAATTGAATGATGGGCGAACAATATAAAAGTCGGATTTGGGAACAGTAGTCCCTGAAGGACCACATGTATAACCCAAAACCCGACTTAAAAAAAGTTTATTGTAAACCCAGAGGTCAGATGGATGAATACTATTCCATTCATCATTACCATCTAGGTGATACATCAACCTTTACCTTGTCCTCTATATTTTTTACGTGCTTTATTACGAGAAGTAGAAGCGTATTTGGTTCCATCACCATCTCCTTGTCTTGTTTTCTTCGGAGGACCTGGTACATAAGAACTGTGCTTGTTCAATCCACCTTTTGCTTTAACTGCCATAAGACTTAATCTCCTTGTATAATTTCAGTTTGTAATTCATGAGGTGCAGGAGTTCCATTTTCATAATACTCTTGCGCTAAATCTTCCATCACATTCAAATAATCCTCTTCTGAAAGATCGGAATAAATTCTGCGACCTTTGCAGTATATGTGATATTTTTCGTGTGATACTGTCATAAGTTCAAATAACTCTTGTCTTTTCGTGACCAACTCTTACACGAGGGTCACACCAAATTTCAAATCCAGCGTCTTTTGCATCTAGACAGAATGACACATCTTCTCCACACATATCTTGTACTTGTCCAGATTCAAAAACTTGCATCTTTGGAGCAAACCAAGGATACTTCATTTCTGGATGTTCAAATACTCCATTCTTAATGAGAAGCCAACCAAATCCTGTATAATCAACTGTGAATGGCTTACGACGCTTGGAAATACTCTCCAAAGTTTCGTGATTCATCACACCGCCATTATTGCGGAAATCATCTTCTTCTAACCAATGGGCGACTGAGGTTGTTTGCCCGTCTTCGGTGCAATACCATCCTGCAGCGATATCTTTGTCCATCAAAATCAATTGCCAGAATTTATCGGTATTAAACATAATATCCGAATCAATCCATAGTTGCCAATCATAATTCAGTTTTCCGTCCCAGGGAATTTGGTCTGGTCCTCTGAGAACATTTGCACCTAAGCACTTACATCTTGCAAAATTAACCATTGATGAATAATCTTGCGAAATTTGGATGCTGGCGCCAGCCTGCACCAAGTCGAAGCACAGTTGTACAAAGTTCTTTAAGTAATTGTATGAGACAGTTCTTCCGGGTAAGCAAAAAACTACAGACTTCCCTCTAACCATCTCCTTTGCCAAGTTATAATCCCATTCAGGTTCGCTAGTGCTGGAACCAGAAATTGGCGATTTTGCTTTTACAGTAAATCCTTTAGCCATAATTGAATAAACTTTACATCAGTATCATACCAAGTATATAGTCAGTTGTCAATGGGAGGAATTCAGCATAACTTCTTTAGACATTGCAACTTCCTCATATGAAAGACCTTCTAGTTTTTCTTCATCGGTTATTGAAAGAAACTCTGAGATCATTTTCCAAGTTAATTTAAATTCCTCTTCATTTAATGAATGATATAAGCATTTGTTGTCCAAGTATATGTGATAAATTTTTTCACTCATTTTTTTCTGAAAGTACAAGTTCTTTTCCTTCGGTTACAAGTTTAATTTGACTATCTTCGTACCAATCTAATTCATTTACAATCCACTCTGGAATGATTATATAATAATCTCCATTAATTGGGTCAACTTGTAGTGATTGAATATTTTCTCCGGAATTTTTTTTCATTTCATTATTGTTTAATTTCTTTTTTCGTTTTTATATAGGCATTTTTATTTTTTGATGTTTGTGTGACCGGAAAAATTTTTTTATTTGAGTCTTATATTTACTTCTCGATTCTGGCTCGTTGTAGGTTACTGGGACCCATCGATTTTAACCCATGATCACGCCCGGCGCGCCCCCCCGACCCATAAGGACTGCAAAACACGCACGAATAGGGGCGGCAGAGTATACCTAACTGCCGCCCACTAACTAACTACCAAGACTGATAGATCTTTGTATCTTCTCCACCATCACTGCGAATCTCAGTAACACTTAGGTGTGTGTTTTTTTCACCCTTAAGTAACTGCCACATGAGACGCGCATCCTCATGATCTAACTCTAAAGCGAGCAAACATTTGCCCCATTCTTTGTTGTCAGTGAGGATAGTCTTGCGGTGGGAAGCGTAAGCGAACTGCCCATCACGTTTGAACACTTCCAAGGAGGTCATCACAGTCCCATCAGTCCGAACACGTTGCGACAGAGTGCCAGAACCCTGGCAGGCGAAACAAACGCCGCTGGCAACGTGCGCGTAGTGTGGAAGGCGACCCTTACCATCGCAGCGGTCGCAAGTGTGGGTCAGGGTTTCGAAGGTGGCAGGCATCGGGTTCGGGTGTGAACTGGTGGAATCCTACAGGGTAAGGGGCGGGAGGTCAACCCCGCCCCATAGAGGTCACCAGAGCAGATCAGCGATTGCTTCCAGGCGCTGCTGGCGGGATGCCAGTTCCCTCAGGATGACCCGCTGCTCCTTAGCGGTGGGGTTGCCCTCATCTAACCACTCCATCAGTTGGAAGGTGGTCAGGTCGTCAAAGGCGGTGGCGATGGTTCCGTTCAGCATGATGGGGGGTGGTGAACTGAGAGAATTGTAGTCGGTAGCGGGGGGGTCAGCGCCCATCCCAGTGTGCGGTCCCCCAACCGTCCCGCAGGGCACGGCGGCGATCATAGTCGTCGGCGTCCATCAGGTCATCGTGCTCCAGGTTCTCCAGGATGCGGCGGGCGGT